CTCTTATGACCCATAGGTCTTATATATACTTTTGTGTATATATAACCGTTAAAATTAGTTTAGATACTAATTCTATGGTTTCCTTAGTTTACTTATGTAAGTTGCTAAGATGCTATATTATATAGTAATATATAATATAAAGTCCATGTGCATCCCTCGGGATCGTAGGATTTAATATTTACTTAATGAAAAACATATATGTTAAAATCTTTAAAAGATTGATTAACATATGTTTTCCTATGGTAAATACTCAACCATTCTTTAGACAATTTATTAATCAAATTAATTTTTGAATTAATAAATGAGGAATTATTTATACTATTAAATATTATAAACAAATGCGTCTACATTGTACTAGGTACATATGTGGACATCCTCTTAAGTCCAATACAATGAGTATTGGTCTTACTAAAGATGGTTGACCTAAGAAACTTTTGTTTCTTAAACCATTCATTGATTCAAATTCCATTGCTTTATTAAAATTTAGTATGACAATTCTTAACTTCAGTAGAGGTTGAGAATTGAAATCTAAAGATTGAAATAAAGTTAAACCTAATTACAAAGTTATTACTGATCCTCCAAAAGGTAATTTTATATTACCTTCTGGATTCATTAATAAATTTGTTAAAGAATTTAATCTTAAATTAGATCATCCTTCTTTTTCTAAAGATGATATCTATTTATCAAGTAAGGCAGGTCCACATGGACCTGCTACCTTGACATCTCAAAATAGTTTATTATTGTATAACTATTCTGAAATGCAACAGATATTTAATCTTACGGACAAGGAAGGACAGGAATTTTTCATGTCTTCTTACAATTATGCATGGGAAAATAATATTAAACCTTATAAAAAGGGTAATGTTATTTTTAATTATAAAGGAAAGATTTCCTTTATAAAAGATCCTGAAGCAAAGTTAAGATTAATAGCCATTTCTGACTATTATACTCAACTATACTTAAAGCCTATTCACGATAAAATTTTGATGTTATTATCAAAATTTCATTGTGATAGAACTTTTTCTCAGAATCCCCATCATAATTGAGACTACACTAACAATGAACAATTTTGATCCCTTGATTTAAGTTCAGCAACGGATAGATTTCCAATTGTGTTACAAAAAAGACTTTTAGCTAGAATATTCCATATGGAATTAGCTGAAAGTTGACATTGATTATTACATAATCGTGTCTTTGTAACTCCAGATAATACTCTTGTTAAGTATTGTACTGGTCAACCTATGGGAACCTATTCATCTTGAGCAGTCTTTACTCTAAC